CATCGTAAGAGCCGAAGCGATCTATGTCTTCTGCTGTAATCATTCTGTGTCTCCTAAGTTATACACACCAAGGTCTATAACACCGTGTTCGTGTAATGTCCATAAAGAAAATACCTGACGTTCATATAAATCTCCGATAAGGTCACGAATTATATCCTCGAACCCATAGATATCCACAAGCTCTTCTACCTTATCAAACTCTATCTCCTCATTACTGAATACGCCAAAGTCACTCATTTTGAATACTCCCGCTTAAGTTTGTCTAAGCTTACCCACTGCAGGTCGTACTGTCCGTCCTGTATTTCGCGCTTAATAACAACGCCTTTCCGCCACTCGTGGTTTGCTTGTCCAGCCCAACTCTCTTCATGCCCTTTGAAACACCCCACCACAAGACCGTGCAACGGACGAGGGCGAGCATCGCTGTTATAGTAGTAATGGAATTTATGAGTATGACCGACAGTTGCACTAGAGGCCAGTTTTTCAACAAGAGAATAGCCATGATGTTTAGTTGCCATAGCACTACCAAAATTACCGCTAGCAACGTAATGGCCGTAGACGATGCCATCATAAGCAACGAGGTCGGGCGCGGAGTTAGAATACTCATGATATTCATCGAACCAATGATCTGTGTTAAGGTGACTGAAAGATATGCCGTACTTGCTTCCCTCAAGCCGAGGGTCTAAGCCAATAGCCTTTTTTATGCGGTTTTCGTGATTACCTTCAAAACCAATCCAACGTGGCTTCTTCTTTTTGTGGTGCTTAACTTTCCACTGGAGTCTCTCCATAGCATCGTTGTAATGCTCAATGTCAGACTCGTAACTTTGACTACATACGGCTTTGGGATACCGTGTGTCATAGCTGTTGAGAGAGCGCATGTCTGCACCATCTCCAAGGTCAATTACATAATCGGGTTTGATGTCATAGATCAAGCTACCCAACCAAGAAAAGCGCTCGTTACTCACATCGGGATCAGAGTGCGCACAGCTATATACGATAGCTGTCTTGGGTTTGGTGTTCATATTAGTCTCCTATTTCTAACACCTCTAGATGTGGCCCTTTGAAGAACCGTATGATTGCGTACAAGTCATCCTCTTCGTCACTCTCTACGACTTCGGGTAAGCCTGTGACATAAGACAAATCAGTTTGCACAAGTATTCTGTAGACATCGTCATCACCTAAGAATGGCTCTTGTGTAAGTACTCTATAAACTTTCATCTATCCACTCCTGTGGTATTTCTTTTGCTGCCCACTTAAAACCGTTCTTATCACACCACTGAGCGTAACTTGTCTTTGAAACTTTACTCAGTTTTACGTTAGGGTTCTGAAACACGAACCTTATGTCTACATCTGGGCACTGTTCTTTTATGAGTAAGTGCTTCTTTCTGTCTGCTGCAACGAACCTACCTTTAGTTTCTATAACTATGCCATTAGGTAAGATAAAATCAGGAGTGTACTTACGAACTTCTGACAGCTTGTAGAGTATCTTAACAGCTTCGTAAGAGTACTCTACGTTAGCTTCCTCTAGCTTTTTCGCTACGGTCTCTTCAAACTTCGATCTGTAGGTGGTTCCCATAGTTCCCCATCATGTCTGCGTAGCCATAAGAGTCTACCGTTTTCAATAATACGATCAATATCACCGTCATACGCTTTCAGTGTTCTCTCGTATAGTTCTTGCTCTGTCTCACAACCTTCTAGGATTTTCTCAGCCTTCTTAGGGCCAACTCTCCATAGACCTTTGATATTGTCAGCGTCATCACCTGTCAACATCTGGGTGTAAAAGAACTTAATACCTTCAAATTCATTCACGTTCTTAAACTCATTCTTGTTAAAGTTAAAGTGTAGTGCAGGTATCTGAAGCATGTCCTTATCAGCAGATGCAATTACAACATGACCGTTGAACCTTGTAGCCTCTTTACTAATAAGATCGTCAGCCTCTTCTCCCTCTGACATCGTGGCACGGTAGTAAGTTAGTAAGTACTCACGTATGTCGCTTAAGTGACGTGGCTTCTCCTTATCTTTTCTGTGCCCTTTATACACAGCGGTCTTAGCCACCTCGTCTCGGAAGTTACCCTTTCCAGTTAGGTACAGCTTGAAGATGTCATCCTTTGTGTAGAAGGAGCACTCATCAATGATGTAACGCATCATATCATCTACCTTCTCCTTAGCGTACTCAAGGGACTCATCCTTTGAGCTGAAGGCGCACCTGTATGCGATTATGTCGCCATCTATTAGGATCAAAACTCTTCTCCTAAATCTATACCAAAGCTAGACAGATTGTTTACCCAACCCTGTTGTCCATCAGTGGTCTTGTAACCTATGTCACACACGTTGTAGTATGTTCCTGCACTCTTAGTAGCCGTGTACATAAAGAACATCCAGTCTTCAAGGTTGTTAACCTGACTCTCTCGCACAAAAACCTGACGAGAAAACCCGTCAGGTGTCTTGTGTGTGACTCGCATTTCTACAACGATGTCATAGTCCATTAAAAGCCATCCGCATCTACTGGAGCATACTCTGTGTCACCGTCTTGATCTTGCTTGATCCAAGGTACATGCTCTACCACACCAACCTTAATCAGACGATGACCCATACGATCTCCGTTTCCGTATACGACTAGCTTCACTTTGACCTTGGTCCCATTCCCTAGTTCACCATCCTCAGTGAAAGACCAAGGGTCATTGAAGCGACCTTCAGTGAAGTGTACGATCTCTGGTTGACCACCATACTGACCATACATCGGATGTACACGAGGACGTTTTACTATAATGTAATTACCTGTTCCAAATCCCTCACGAGGGTTCTTCTCTAGCATGGGGTCTTTGATACGGCTGCGACCACGGAACTCACGAGCAAAGCCTGTACCCTCGAACAACTTACTTAGTTCGTCGTCCGTCTCAGGGTAGAAGTTTGCATTGAACTCTCCTTCGGTTTCTCCGTGAAAGTCCATGTTGTCATCGTGGTTCTCTTCAAAAATGTTGGCATACTCAAGGTAGCCAGTCATGGTGACAGTTTTTGTTTTGGACATTGTAATCTCCTTTAGGGGTTTGTCCTACATAGTGTTAAAGTACGAAATGTCAAGGGGTCTCCTCAACTTTTTTTATTAGTGTACCTCTGCGTAATTTAGACCGAACGAGTAATCTACGTCAAGGGGTACATTTAACTTTGTGATTTCATTAACGGTTTTTATTGCTCCTTTCATAATATCAGCAACTTCATCTTTTGTTTCAGGCCGTAACAATACGATGATCTCGTCATGGAATTGCCCGATAACATTAAGACCACGAGACTTACAGTAGTAAACCCAACGGTCAAAGCAATACACCCCTGTGCTCTGATTGAGTGTACTGAAACGGTCTTTGTCAGAACGTAAGGAATGATAGAAACCGCTGACTGGGTTTAGTAGCCAATTCTGACCTTCTACCTCACGGACTGTAAGTTTGTCTGCCACGGCTTGAATTGCCCAGTTACGCTTCCAGAAGGCTTCGATCAAGTCCTTGGCCTCTTTGTAGCTTAAGCCTGTCTCACGAGATAGCTTTGGGGCTCCTACACCATAGGTAGCACTGTAGTTCACTACTTTGTAATTCTTACGAAGGGCTTTCAGACTAACCTCACCAGAGTTGTGTTTGTCAATGTCTTCTTGTGTTACCTTACCTGCATGTTTAGCTAGGTCGAGGTGTGGGTCGAACCCCTCGCGTGACATCTCTTCAACATACTTTGGGTCGAGTGGCTTCATGTAGTGCCGCTTGGTTGTGTCCTCAAGAGAGGTCATATCAGCACCACACAGTACCATACCCTTTGGTGCAATCAGACAGCCTCGTATCTCTTTACCCCAAGGTTTATCTACGGACGGTAAGTTAACCAGAGGTCTAGCATGTTTGAACCGTAGGGTGTTCGTAAGACCTGCTACCGTTGCTTCAAGGTAACCGTCCTTCTCACACTCTACAAAACTCTTCAAAATACCAATACGGTGCTTGATGACAGATAGACCCTCAAGAACCTTAACCTGCGGTATTTGCTCTGCGAGTCTAGTTACAGAAGGTGTAAGTTCGCCATTGTAAAGAACCTGCTCGATCTGACGCTCGTCACCTGTAGACTTGTCCTTGACGTACTTGAATGTACAAGGCTCCCAACCCATAGAGTACAACCACTCCTTAACCTGATCGGTAGAGTTAGGGTTAGCATCAACGTGACTGTCAATGTAGCGGCATGTCTCTGTGGTATTTGGTAAGCACTGCTCCTTGAGGAACTCTAGCCAAGCTTCGTATCTAGCTGACATGCTACCGTCTTGCTTGTGTGTGACTTTGGGACGGTTCTTGACCTTGTACACAGGACGCTTTGGCATAGCTTCTGTAAGATACTTCACTTTGTCTTGCTCCAAGGCTTCTAGCTCTGACAGCAAGCTCTTGGCTTTGGGTACATCTAGCTTCCACTTCAGACGTTCCTGATCTGCTGCACACTTCATCTTGAACATAAGATAGTGAGTGAACTTATTGCGTACCTGTTCGTCCTTGTACAAGCTCTTAAGTTTATACATAAGTTCTTTGTACAGACGGTCATTGATCTTGACATCTTCTTCACAGCGATGAGCGTACTCTTCATACGTCAGACTGTTCCAATCGTCGATCTTAGGTTTAGGTACACCGTAGTCTTCACCATAGAACTCTAGTCCATGACG